CATTTATGAAAGCAGAATAGGAGAATATATGAATAATAAGTCAAGTATTTTTAATCCAATTTTAGATACGATTGTATCAGAAGATATTAGAAAATTTGCAGAAAGATGTATTGAAACAATCCCAAATTATTTTTGGGATGTGGGTGCATCGAGTACAGGAAAATATCATCCACAGTACGCTCTTGGTGATTTGGGATTGGCAAGACATACATGTGCATTAGTTAGATTTATGAATCACATTTTTGAGGTTGACTGTTTCGGTAAAAATTTCACACAAAGAGAGAAAGATTTAATGAGAGTTGCTGGCTTAATGCATGATTCAAGAAAGAGTGGAAACGATGATGATTTTTCTAAGAATAAGTATACCAAATTTGATCATCCATTACTTGCAGCCAATGTCATTCGTGAATTGAAAGGTAATGAATTACCTGATGATGAAATCGAGATGATTGCAACAACTATTGAGAGTCATATGGGACAGTGGAATACAGATAAAAGAAGTTCTATTACATTACCATTGCCTAAGAATAAATATCAAACGGTACTTCATTTATCAGATTATCTTGCAAGCAGAAAAGATATTGAAGTCCTCTTTGATGGTTTTGAAACTCCAAAGCAGGAAGTACCAAAGTTAGAGGAATATGTATTGAATTTTGGAAAACATAGCGGTGAGCGTTTAGTTGATGTTGCACAGTCTGATCCTGGTTATATCAGTTGGGCGAAAAAGAATATGACTAAAGAGCCTGTAAGAAGTTTATTAGCTCAATTATAAAGAGTAAATGTTAAAAATATGAAAAAGTGGCAAAATTGAGATTTTGAAGTCTCGGAAACCGCATAAATAGGGCGTTTCCGAGGTCAAAAAATCCTTTGAAAGACGGATTTCATACCGTTCTTGAAACAATATATAGTAGTATTACGAACAATACACTACTATATATTGAATGTGAAAATGAGGTGTATAATATGTCAGACAAATATATAAGCAACAAAGATTCTTGTCTAGTAGAAGAAATGGAAAAGTATGATGATATTGATGAAAAAACATTAGCATGGATAAATATGGCATTTTCAATGTCTGGTTATCTAAATAATACAGAAAAGCAGAAAATAAAAGCATACATAAAGGAAATTGAAGTAATGGAGAATAATAAGAAATGAATAGCCTAAACAAAAAAGGAGAAGAAAAATTCTTCTCCAAAAGATGCAAATGGTTATAGTACATTAAATGTCAAGGTTTGTCAAGTTTTTTTTATTAAGCCCACAAGCGGCTCAAATAAAAAATATGTTAAAATAAGCGGAACAATTGCTGTTATCAGTGGAAATATTAAATTGATAAATAATTCATTTATACTAAAATATTCAGACATAAGCTATGCTCCTTTCTTATTTTTATAATTAATATATCACGTTTTAGTAAAATTGTCCAGAGAAATGAGTGTAAGCTTGTTGTAGGAATTAATAGAGCAGAAGCTGGTGGAGTGTTAGAAGAACTGGTTGATGAGAGATAGGTCAAGAAACCATTATTTCATATGAAGAGATTAAAAGAAAAATAGGAGAATTAAAATGAAAACTGTTTTTAATTGGTTCGGTGATGATTGGAAGAGAGTAAAAAATCATTGTAGAACCACGGATAATAAAGATTTTACAGAGAGCGAAGCAACAGATACTTTTAAAAAGAAGTTGCTTATATCTGAACATTCGCCAATTAGATTACTTGAATTTGATTGGTCTTGGAAAAGGATTTATTACTGGTTAAGCACTGAATGGAGTAGGCATCGGTTCGAAAAATTTATTAGTTCTCAAAGAGATGATAGATTGGTTGATGATACTCCACGAGGAAAGAAACCACAAGATGCATTGGTCAATTTTGATGGTTATGCTAATATGCAAAACCTTATTGATAGTTGGAGAAAAAGATTGTGTGGCAATGCTACACCAGAAGCAGTTGAATTGGCAGAAGACTTCAAAATTGAATTACATAAGACACATCCTTATGAATCAGATGTGTTAGTTCCTCATTGTATTTATCGTGCAGGTTGCCCTGAGTTTGGTTGTTGCGGCAAGATTGCACAATTTAGGAAATGGTTAAATGACAACAATAAAGAAATTGATTGGTTTAATATCCAAAATAGATATGATTTGTATAATGAATGGTTTTACAGTCAAAGGAGAAGTTAGCATGATAAAGAAAACAAGCAGTACAGCAAAGATTAACAACTCAGATATATTTGAATTTATTGATCCAGATACAGGTGTTCATTATTGGATTTATTCACACAAAGTAATGTATGGTGGAGCTGGTGGTATGACACCAAGACTAAATTCAGATGGAACAGTTATGGTAACGAAGTAAATGTTCATTTCATAGGAGGTGATTAATACGAGAGATCCAAATAGATTATATAACTTTTACAACGAAGTAACCCGATTACACATGACATATATGCCTGATTGGAGAGTAGGACAATTTTGGATGAATTTTTTAGGTTGGGTACAGAACGAAAAGAAACGAGATCCGTTCTTCCCAGAAGAGTCAGAGATGCTTACATACTTAAAAGAATATTGTGGAGAAAAGGAGGAAGCAAATGGATAAATTCGATATAGCAGCAAGAGTAAGAGAGCTTAATAAAGCATCTTACGAATATTATAATTCTGGACAACCTATTATGAGTGATGCTGAGTTTGACCAAAAGTTAGAAGAACTTAGACAGTGGGAAGAAGAGACTGGTGTTATATTATCTAATAGTCCAACACAGAATGTTGGTGCAACCGTATTAGATACTATAAAAGAGGTGACACATAAAACACCGATGTTATCACTTGAAAAGTGTCATAGTGTAGAAGAAATTATGAAGTTTGCAAATAATCATAATCTTGTGGCTTCTGTAAAGCTTGACGGATTAACAGTGCGTCTTACTTATAAAGATGGTGATTTACTTCTAGCAGAATCCAGAGGGAATGGCACAGTCGGATCTGATATTACAGAACATGTGAAACAATTCAGCAACGTTCCATTACATATTAATAAAGAAGGAACTTATGTAATTGATGGCGAAGCATTAATCAAGTTAGATAATTTTACTGAGATAAACAAAAACGGTGAATATAAGAATAGCCGTAATTTAGCGGCAGGTACATTATCAAGTCTTGATACATCGGTTGTAAAAGATAGAAAACTATCTTGGTATGCTTGGGAAGTTATAGAAGGAGATAATAATAATTCATTTTATTTAAGATTATTAAACGCTCAAATACTTGGATTTGATGTAGTTCCATGCTACGATATTACAATAAATGAATTTAATCAGTTACAGATACATATTGATAATTTTATTAATATTGCAGAAAAAGAAAATCTTCCTCAAGATGGTGTTGTATTTAAGTTTGATGATATTGATTATGGTAAATCACTTGGTAATACAAGTCACCATTTCAGGAATGGAATCGCTTATAAAACATTTAATGATTCAGTAGAAACAGAACTATTAGATATTGAATGGACAATGGGTAAAACAGGAAGTCTTTGTCCTACGGCAGTATTTAAGCCAGTAGAAATTGATGGAACAACTGTAGAAAGAGCATCACTTCATAATATTTCAGTAATGAAAGAAATTATGGATAAGCCTTGGATTGGTCAGCATATTGGCGTGTTTAAGGCAAATCTCATAATACCTCAGATAAGATGGGCAGAACAAGATAATGATAGTAAAAAGATGTATATCCATATTCCTGATAAATGTCCTATTTGTAATCATACAACAAAAATTGTCAAGGATCATAATTCAGAAGTTCTTTACTGCACTAACGAAAATTGTAAAGGTAAATTGCTTGGCAAACTTACACATGCAGTATCAAAGTCAGCACTGAACATTGATGGTCTTTCAGAATCTACGATTGAAAAATTCATTAATCTTGGTTGGTTAAATTCCATTAAGGATATTTATCATTTATCAGATCATGAAAATGAGATGAAGTCATTAGATGGTTTTGGCAAAAAATCAGTTGACAAACTTCTTTCATCTATCGCAAAATCTCGGTCTGTTGATCTTGAATATTTTTTAAATTCATTATCAATCCCCTTGTTAGGTAAATCCGCAAGTGGAATGATTGCAGAATCGGTTGATTATGAATTTGGCATTTGGATGAAACAAATGGCAGTAGGTGGCGCAGAACATTTCAAATATTTACCTGGTGTTGGCAATGCGCTAATTAATTCATTGAATAACTATTTTAATGAGTATTGTTCTGATATTTGGGAGTTATCAAAAGAATTTACATTCAAAACAAAAGAAAAGACAATACTATCTAATACATCATTGAATGGTAAAACATTTGTTATTACAGGTTCTCTACATAAATTCGAGAATCGAGATAAAGCAAAGAAAGCAATAGAAGATTGTGGCGGTAAGGTTACAGGCAGTGTATCTAAGAACACATCGTTTCTTGTCTGCAATGAGGATGCTGGTTCGTCAAAGTCTAAGAAAGCACATGAATTAGGAGTCCCTGTAATCACAGAAGAAGAACTTATCACAATGTTGTCTTGTTAATTTCAATTATTTTTCATTTTTTCAGAGAATATATCTATAGATGGTTTCCATCAAATATTTAATACAAAGGAGTTGGTTATTATTTCAACGAAACACGTAAATTTATTAACTTATGCTTATGAGATGTGTTGTCTCATTATTATGGTTGTCATTTTCATTTGCTTTGTACAACAGAACAAAGAAATTATTGAACTGCGTCATAAGTGTGGAGAATATGAACACGAATTAAGTTTATACAAACAAGAATTCAATTCAGTTGCAACAGTAAGTGATGCTACTGAATCAGATGCAACTGAGACAGATTCTACTTTGACTGCGCCAATTGACCTACATAACGATAGAGAACTTATGAAAGAGAATGGTGTGGTAATGGTTATTCATAAAGTCGAGATTGAGGAAGTACAAGAAGAATGTGTTAGTTCGCCTTCTCCGACAACGCAATCTCAACAGTATTATAGTACATCAGGATTAACCGCATCTGGTGGAGTGAATTATCATGGAGAGCAAAAAGAAACATA